ATTCTGGCAACTACATGGTAACAGCAGTCAAACACATGATCACAAAAACGGCATATGTCAAACGTCTAGAAGTTTCAAGAGGAACATTCAGATTTGACATTGATCAAATTATCGCACTAGGACAATAACAATGAAATTTTCAGAGTATACTAACTACAGAGACTTTGAAGCATACCAACAGTTGCTTGAAAAGCAAATCCTATACGGTCAAGGTAAGAAGTATGGGCAGATTGTTTTTCTTGCAGGTGGCGCAGGTAGCGGCAAAGGCTTTGCTATCAAAAACTTCATGCGTGGAGAAGACTTCAAAGTTCGTGACGTAGATGAATTAAAGATTGCTTTTCAGAAACTGGATGAACTTGGTAAGTTCACAATCGAAGACATTTTACAAAAGTACGGCAATCAAATCTCTACTGGCGACATGGCATTGATTCAAAAGAGTGTGCTAGAAAAAGGATACACTCTCAAAGACTTGAATCTGAAAACGCCAGAACATGTGTATGCTCTTCACGTTCTAGTTCGTGCAACTGGTGCAAAAAACAAAACACTTGACTTGCTACTTGAAGGCGCAAGCAAAGGCACACTACCAAATATTCTATTTGATTCTACGTTTGCAGACTTAGATGATGTGACAGGTTATGTACCAAAGTTGATTGAAGCAGGCTATGATTCTAAAGACATTCACATTACATGGGTGTTGACTAACTACGAAATCGCAATCAAAAACAACAAGACTCGCAATAGAGTTGTGCCAGATGACATTCTATTGAAGACACACAAAGGTGCGGCACAAACAATTCTAGGATTAGTGAAGAGTGGCTTTCCAAACAACGTAGATGGTGGATTCTATGTCGTTCTAAACAATCCTGAGAATACGATGTTCATCGTTGATCCAAAGACTGGTGAACACTACAAGGACATAAAAGGCAACAAAGTTGTTGGACACTTTATGTACCTCACACTTAAAAAGCCTGGCGGTTCAATTACCAACGATGCCGATGTGAAAAAACAACTATATGCTTGGATTAAAAGCAATGTTCCTCCAGATTCTTTAGATACGAAAGATTTGGATGATCTATGAAAAAATTTAAGCAATACATACTAAGCACACCTGCATCCATTGAAGAATGGGAAGAGGACGTTTTTGGCGTTGAGTCAATCGATGAAGTATTGAAACAAGTCGATGGCAAGTGGGCACTAGTTTCTAAGAAGACGGGCAAGCCCCTCGCATACTACAAAGGCGAAGGTAAACCATCCGATGAATGGGTTGCAAGTCAAGAAAGAAGAATTCAGTATTTCAAAAGCATGAGATAAGGACAATATGTTTCTAGGTAGAGATGGATTTGTTTGGTGGATTGGAATTGTAGAAGATGTTGAAGACCCGTTACTGCTAGGCAGAGCGAAGGTTCGTATCTTTGGTTATCATCCAAAGTACGTCAACCAATCTACAACAACAGGTGATGTAAACAATCTAGTGCCTACGGCAGATTTGCCGTGGGCTACTGTCGTTATGCCTCCGAATCTGCCCAACTTCTATGGTCGATTGAGACTAGGCGAATGGGTTCTAGGTTTCTTTCTAGATGGCGTAGAAGCACAAGAGCCTGCGATTCTAGGATACATTCCTGGCTTGAATACAGGTGGTGGAGAAAACTTTGGCAAGTATTCAATCACAACAAAATCGTTTGATGAACAACACAAAGCAAAACCGGACGATCCAAGCCAATACACGTTCACGACACCTGGTGGGCAGTATCTAAGATTCTCTGACAAAGCGGAAGTCAGAGAGTCGTTGTTCTATAACCAAGGCAATTTTTATGTGCAGTTGTACGATGCAAACGGAACAAAGACGTTCACGATTATGCATCCGTCACAAGCGTATTATCAGATCGACAATACAGGAAGAACAGTACTCACAACTGGCGGAACAATCGGTGAAGGCGCATCACAGAAACTAGATTCAAGCGGTAAAGACATTATCGTAGCAGGACCGGGCGGTCAGTACAGTCTAACAAATGAATTGAATCGTATCATCACGGCGTTGTATCCACCGCCACCGCCGCCACGCAGAAGAGGTGGTTGTTTTACCGGTGAAACTCTGGTAACAATGTGGGACGGTACGAAGAAACGAATCGATGAAGTTCAAGTTGGTGATCTAGTTCAGACTGGCGTATACTCAAAGCCAGGCAAAGTTCTATTCATTGAAGAACTAAGAGACACGATGATGTGGAAAGAGTTATATTCTCCATCAGGAATGCACGAACCTTTCGCAACGCCAAACCATTTGCTATTCGTGAATAGAGAATGGGTTGCGCTACACACCGACTTGTATGATTGGATGCCTAAGACTAATCCAGTAAAGAATCCTATCACACGACCAACGAAAGGTGATCCGGTTTACAATCTATGGCTAGAAGGCGGTGACGGTACTTACTTTGTAAACGGCTACTTGACGCACACTATACTTTATGATGGAGGCTTTTTGCGTCTTGCATGGCAGAAAGGTTATCTGACACACCAAGAAGTCATGGGCTTGATGTTTGAATTCACCGTTCATGGTGGTAAACTAACATACGGTTCTTATCTAATCAACAAGATGATCGGCGTTATCGATCAAAAGCACTGGATTAAGTTGATTGCGTACATCATGAAACGTGAAAAAGAGTATTTGCCTAGAAAAGGCATCATTGCTCTAATGAAAATATCAGCAACCGTAATGAGATTGATTAACAGGAGAAAATAATGGCAAGAGAAATCACAGACGAAGAGATTATGGAATGGACTCAATCTCTGACCGAACAGGAACAGCAGGAGTTATTTGAGGGAATAAATATGAGAGCGGCACTACTCATGCACAAACTGTTTCCCAACAGTAAGGTAATCTGGGACATGGTCTTAGATAAGACCTATCGTCAATAAGGTTATTCATTATCACAGGGGACACCGTGAGTATAGCACTTTGTCAATAGAAAATCAATAGTAAAAGAGGATTATTACCATGACACATCATGAAACACTTGTAAGTTTATTTGACACTTACCTAAAAGAGAACGAAAAGTTTGCTGAAAAAGGCAACAAAGCGGCTGGAACTAGAGCGAGAAAAGCACTTGCAGAGTTTACAAAAACTGCAAAAGAGCGTAGAAAAGAAATCCAAGACAGCAAAACCACAGAAAAAGCGGCATAAATAGAACATGAGCGATTTTTTCAAAGACTTACCACTCAATCTGACACCTAATCCTGTGACTGGAGACGTTCCAATCGCAAAGAATGAGTCTGCGGTAAAGAAATCTCTGATTAACTTGATTCGAACACCGAAAGGTTCGAAGCCTTTTAATCCGGATTTTGGTTCAACAGTCTTTGAATATCTCTTCATGCCTGCCGATCAGCAGACTGAACTTGATTTGAACGAAGAATTAGCCGACACAATTAAAAAGTATGAGCCTAGAGTGACAGTTATTGCCATCGAATCTAAGATTGATGAAAATAGCGGCATTGAAGTTAATGTGGAGTACTATGTACAAAATTCTACGCAACTTCAGACACTAACAACCAACATTACAAGAACAAGTTAAAATGGCTACACCTACAAATTTAAGGCTAGACGGGCTTAGTTTCGAACAGATTCGTGAAAACTTCAGAACCTATCTGAAAGCGCAAGATCAGTTTCGTGACTATAACTTCGAATCGTCAGGTATCAGTACGCTAGTTGACATTCTAACGTACAACACATATTACAATGCGTTCTATCAGAACATGATTGCAACAGAAACTTTTTTGTCTACAGCACAAAGAAGAAATTCGGCAGTCAATATTGCCAAAGCACTTAACTATACACCACGTTCAGTCACATCCGCAAAAATTATCGGAGACATTGCCGTTAGCGTTGTTGGTTCTCCTGCCGCTATTACACTTCCGAAGTACACGAAGTTTAAGGCAGTATTCAACGGCGAAACTTATTACTTTCTAACGCAAGAAGCAATTACAATTTTTAGAAGTGCCGGTGGTACCTACACACTAGATGATGTTGAATTGATCGAAGGCTCTTTCGTCAGCGAAAGATACATTAAAGATATCAATGACGCTGATCAGCGTTTCATTATTAGCAACGCAACAGCAGACACATCGACTCTGGTTGTTAGAGTACAGAATTCCGTTTCAGATAGCACGGTTCGTGTTTTTAATTTGACGGACAACATTGTCAGTTTAACTTCTACAACAACCGCATACTTCATAGAAGAAGTTGAAGACGGTAAGTATCAAGTCACATTCGGTGATGGTGTCATTGGTACAGCATTGACGGATGGCAACGTAGTGTATCTTGAATACATTGTGTCCTCTGGCACAGCGGCTAATGGTGTTAAGACTTTAGAGTTTGCATCAACTGTAGCAAACGTAACGAATATCACATTCACCGCTGGCGGTACTGAGAGTCAATCGTTTGGTGGTCAAGAAAGAGAAACACTAGAGCGAATTAAGTTTGCCGCACCTAAGTCTTATGCCGCACAAAATCGTGCAGTTACAACTGAAGACTACGAAGCAATTCTATTGAACGAACCTAACGTGGGTTCCGTCATCGTTTGGGGTGGTGAAGACAACGACCCACCAGCATATGGTAAAGTTTTTATCGCAGTTCGCCCACTGATTGGTACTGCGCTAACTGCAACTGAGAAAAAGAATCTTATCGATACAGTTTTGAAACCAAAGAAAGTTTTGACTGTAGCAACAGAAATTGTCGATCCAGAGTACATCAACATTATAATTGTTGCTAATGTTAAGTATGATCCTGATCAGACAATTGAAACCGAAGCAAGCATCAAGTCGAAAGTTTTGAACACCATTACAAATTATAACGACACAGACTTGAATCAATTCTCAAAGTATTTCAGACAGTCAAGACTAACACGTTTGATTGATACATCAGATCGTGCAGTTCTAAGCACAAGCGTAACTGTTAAGATGGAAAAAGAAGTTGACGTTCAGTTGAATGCGGCTGCTAAGTATACAATCAACTTTTCAAATCCTATTAATCCAGTAACTAATGGACGCCCTGCAACACATGCATACGGCGTAGGTTCTCAAGTCACATCAAACGAATTCAGTTATGGTGGCTTTGACAAATGCTTTCTAGATGATAACAACGGCATCATTCGTATCTACCGAGTAAGCGGAACACAAAACTTGGGTGTATCTCAAAACGTGGGTACAATTAACTACTCCACTGGCGCAATTGTATTGACAGACTTCAAACCAACAGCATTTGCTGATGGTGGCGTGACTTTGCGTGTGACAGCAGTTCCAGCAGATACGGATATTCTTCCATTGAGAGGACAAATTGTCAACATTCGTGACGCAGATATCACGATCAACATGATCAACGATAAACTAATCAGTCTAGTAAAAAGATAATATTTCATGGCTAATGAAGTTTTCCTATCGCCGTCATTAGCGGTACAGAATTTAGTACCGCAATTAGATGAGGACAGTTTTCTAAACTTCCTCAAGGCTTACTATGAGTGGCTACAAAGCACCAAGATTACCTTTACAGGTAAAGTTGGTAACTTTAGTGTCGGCGAAACAATCATTGGCGATGACTCTAAAGCGAAAGCGATTGTAAAAGAGAAAGGTACAGATTTTCTTGTAATCAAGATGCTGACCGACAGACCGTTTGACTTAAAAGAAACATTTGAAGGTCAAACAAGCGGCGCAATCGCTAGAGTAACTGAAGTAAAAGACAACATCATTCGTGCGGCCGCAAGAATTCAAAAAAATCGTGATGACAACACTTCGGTAGACAAATACTTTGAATATCTGAAACTAGAATTCAACAAAGGCTTTCCTACTGTAACCGAAGTTGATCGAAGACTGATTGCAAACAAGTTAAAAGAGTTCTATCAGTCTAAGTCAAACGAAGACGCATATCGATTTCTATTCAGAGCAGTCTATGGGCTAGACATTGAGTTTCGCTATCCGGGCGAAGAAGTCTTGCGTGTCTCTGATGGCGACTTTGAAAAGACAATCCTAATTCGTGCAGAACCAACCGATACAATTTTCAGTTATCTAAACCAAACGATTGTTGGTCAGACAAGCGGCGCACTTGGTAACGTAGTTGACATTAAGATCACATTCCTTGGAGGACTTCGCTACGCAGAGTTGATTCTAAAACTTACATCGGGCACATTTACTGCCGGTGAAACGATTGAATTGCTTGATGATCCTACTGAGACAACTACCATCTATGGTATGGTTACTGGCACCGACATTGTTGATGCTGGTTCTGGCTACGCAGTCGGCGATGTTCTAACTATTACCGGTGACGGCTCTGAAGCAGAAGCAGAAGTTTCTTCTATCAGCACAGGCCCTATCAATAAGATTGCCGTTAATGCAGTCGGTCATGGATATAGAGTAGGCACCGAAGCAACCGTTGTCAATACAGGCACTGGCGGTACAGGCTTTGCAGTTAAAGTTGATGAGATTGTTAATCCATACACATTCACTAGAGGCGCTAACACATTCACAGTTGGTGAAGTCTCTAAAGTCTCAATTATTAGTCGTGGTTCAGACTACTTCAAAGCACCAACAATTACACTTGATGACGTAGCAGTTAAATCTCTAGGTCTTCTATCAGAAAATCTCATCACCATCGTTAGCGGTGGTACAAACTACGCAGTAGGCGATACGCTTGTATTCACTGGCGGCGCAGGCGCAAACGCAGCCGGTATTGTTGCATCCGTAGGTAGCGTTGCGCCATATGGTACAGAAAGTCTTTTGTTTGAAGACGGAACTAACGTACTTCAAGACGGCGATGTAAATGGTAAGTCTAGCGTTCTAAAAAATGAAGATTGGGCAAACCTAGGCGCAATTCGTAGAGTTGAACTAACAAACTTCGGTGATAACTATACCGCAGTAGGACTTCCAACAATCACAGTCACTAGCGGTGCTGGTGCAAGCGCAAACCTTGTCGCAACTGACATTCAAGGTAACAGCGCAAACGTAGCAGTAGATGTTGCAAATAATGCAATAGGTCTTGGTGCAATTCGTGCCATTACAATTAAAAACTTTGGTATCGACTATACCTCAGCAACAATTGACACAAGCACAACCGGAGACGGCAACGCTAACGTACAAGCAGTCATTTCTGGTCTTGCAGTTAGCGATGGCGTTTTCTTGACTGACGATGGTAAGATCAGCGTCAAGATTCTACAAGACTCATTATTCTATCAAGACTTCTCATACGTTATTCGAAGCGGTCTGGTGTTCAATGCTTACAAAGAACTTGTTAAGCAATCTATTCACCCTGCCGGCTTGCAGTTCTTTGGTGAAATTCTTATTTCATCTTACATTCTTGCTTCAGCGCAATTCAATAGCGTTGTCTCTGTTGAACGTGAAGAGATGGAAGTTATCATCAAACAGATTCTTTCTTTCTTCCCTGGTTCAATTAATCCGATTGAAGTTGAGACTGAAAAAAATCTTGAACTTGAAATTGACGTTGGACATACTACAGAATATCGTGAAATCAATGTTGAGATTGCGTTGCCAGTTTCGCAAGCAATTATTGTAGATTATGAATCAAGTAGGATTGAAACAAATCTAGAAATTTACATTGACGCCACGATGGGCTTGTACAGCGATGTTGTGGTTATGGAGTCCATTGCCACAGTTGAAATTGATGTTGTCACAGAACTTCAGACAATTGTTGTAGACAGAAGAGAAATTAATGTTAAAATTTCTCCATCAACCATCAATAAAATTGCAAGCATTTCTGGAACAGAACTAGTTATTGATCTAGAATTGTTTCTAGACGCTACAATGGGACTGTATAGTGATGTTCTTGTAGTAGAATCTATTGCCACAGTTGAAATCGATGTTATTACTGAGTTGCAATCAATTACTACTGAGAGAAGGGAAATTAATGTTGAGATTTCTCCGTTGGTTGTTGATCAAGGTGCAAATTTCTTACCAACACCTAACTTCAATCGATATATCGAAAAAGATATTGATCTTGCCATCGACACCCCAATAACAGAAAGACAAATTCATCTTTCATTGGGTGGCTCTTATGGTGATGTGCCTATTTTTGCAAGAGAAGAAGTTTTTATAGATGAACTGGAGCCTCCTGGCTCAAATACTACATTTGAAAACTTTAATGGCTTAGTTTTGATGCCAAGAATTCTTGGTCAAGGATTTTCTGAGGCAAATCAAAACAAAATTGATATTAAAATCAAATCTCAGGCTGGAGAAAACTTTAACATTCAATCAACAAGTTCCAGATATGATAGAATCTTGGAGTTGTTCATTGATGCAACGATGGGCTTCTACAGCCAGATCACATTAGAGAGTCATAGTGCAGTTTCTGAAGTTGATATTGTCACAACTGTTGCTACAACTTCAAGCACACACAGAGAAATTGAAGTTGAATACGCATCTGGTAGCGTTCTACCGCTAAGTGCAAGTTCAGTTATCGTAAAATCATTTGAGATTTTTGTAGATGCCACAATGGCATTCTACTCACAAGTTGCCGCAGAAGCAGGCGGCATTCAAGTTACCGAAATTGATATTGTAACTTCAGTGCCGACAACAGCATCTGTTGGTAGAGAAATTGAGTTGGATGTTGTTCCAGACAAGACTTCAGTATCATCTACACTAACAAAAGATATCGGCATCACAAGTGTAACGGAGTATGAAACCGATATCACGTTGTTCCAAACAGTTACAAATGCGTACTCAACCGCACTTGAAATTGAGTTGGCTCCGGCGTCAATAAATACTCCAGCAGTTTCATCTGCAACTGAGATTGTCAACAGAATTGAATCTGGCAATCATGTGGTTTCTGTCAATTCTTCAACTTCAGCGAAGATTGACCTAGCCCCACAACTACAAATAAATAATTTCAATCAATTTGACGTAAATAATGTCACCTTTGCAGAATTGAACCCATACACACTAGAAAGTTTTCCGATATCTACATACTCATCTAATGCGATTTCGGATACTTGGGAATCTTACGGCACAGTAAAGAAGAATCTAAAAGTTTCTGGTACCGTTACCCTATCGGGCAATACCGTAATTGGAACGGGTACTAGTTTTGATGTTGACTTTGGAGCAGACAAATTTATCATCGTAAATGGTGAAAAGTTCAAAGTTGCCAATGTCGCAAATTCGACATATTTGACCGTTAACGTAAATCCTGTCGGAACATATACAAATGTTTCGGCTTATAAGGAAGTTTTTGTATAAATAGAAGAAGTCATAATAAAAGACTTAACAAAGGAGAAATAATATGGCAGCAATTGCAACAAGCAAGTTTAGAGTGCATAATGCGGAACAGTTCGTTGAACAGTTCTCAGAAGCATCTAACACAATCATCTATCTTTACATCGGCGGTGTAGCACCTTTTGCCGATGATTTCACCCCACCAACACCACTAAACGACACAGCAAACATTGAATTTGTGCCTTGGAGAGACTCCATCGGTGCAAAACGTGTTCAGACAACTGACGTTGTTCATGTGATTGATCGTTATAACTGGACTTCTGGTACAGTTTATGACATGTACGATGACACAGATACCAACATCCTTGATGACGATTTCTACGTCATGACTGATGACTATAATGTGTATAAGTGCCTGTACAACAACAATGGTGGCGCATCAACAACCAAGCCAACCGGCACCAGCACTTCAGCGTTTACTGCGGCTGACGGATATGTGTGGAAATACATGTACACCGTTACAACTTCAGACGCATTGAAGTTCTTGACAAACGAATACATGCCAGTTCGCACTAACGCAACCGTTCAAGCGGCTGCCGTTTCAGGTGCATTGGATATCGTTAAGGTTACCGCTGGCGGTTCAACCTATGCGACAGCACCTACTGTTACCATTGACGGTGACGGCACTGGCGCTACTGCTACTGCAACAGTTTCCGCTGGCGCAGTTACCGCAGTTACAATCACTGGCGCAGGTTCAGGCTATACTTACGCAACCGTTGGTTTTTCAGGTGGTGGCGGTTCAGGCGCAACTGCAAGAGCAATCATTCCTCCAAAAGATGGACATGGTTATAACGCAGTTGAAGAACTTGGCGGTAAGTTCGTTATGGTTAACGTCCGTTTGGATGGTACCGAGTCTGGCACACTAAGCACAGAAAACGACTTCCGTAAGATCGGTTTGATCCGTGATCCATATGAGTATGGCACAAGCAACCGTGCGTTGTCTTCAAACTATCGTCAGACATATCGTTACACCGTTCCTGCGGCTAACGCAAACTTCTCTCTAGACGAAACAGTTACTGTTGGTTCTAACACCGCTACAGTTGTTGAGTGGGATAACGCCAATAAATATCTGTACACAACCAAGCCTCTTCCAAAAGATTTTGCTAACGGCGTAAGCATCACAGGTGGCAGTTCAGCCGCTACTGGTACAATCACCGCAGTAAGCACACCAGGTTTGGCTCCATACAGCGGCGACATTCTCTACGTTGAGAACCGTAGCCCAATCTCTAGAGCAACAGACCAGATTGAGGATGTGAAACTTATCATTGAATTCTAATTGAATTTTATACTATTACAGACTAATCTCGGATAAAGAAAAGAAACATGTCGAATCCTGGCGGAATAAATCTTAATGTAAGCCCGTACTTTGATGATTATGATGAGGATAAGAAGTTTGTAAGAGTTCTCTACCGTCCTGGGCGTGCAGTCCAGGCTAGAGAACTCAGCCAAGCCCAAACTTATCAGCAGAAACAAATCGAAAGATTTGCGGGTTACTTCTTTAAGCAAGGTGCTCTTATCGATGGATGCGAAACATCCCTTGATTTGAGAATGGATTACGTCAAACTTCAATCAACCTTTTCGGGTACTGAAGTTGACCTAGCCGACTTTGAAGGAGTAGAAATTGTCGGTGGTACGACAGGCATTCGTGCGTATGTTGGATTGGTGACTGATGTTGAAGGTAATGATCCTAAGACATTGTACATCAACTATCTTTCATCTGGCGCATTAGTTCTAACGGTCAATGCCGCTTCTAGTTTGATGACTGTTGGCAACAACGTAAATATTGTTGCCAACAGTATCAATTATACTGCAACACTACAAGCATTTTGGCAAGACCCAATCACTAGCACATATAAGATTGCGGTTACCGGTTCTGGTACTGTACCTTATATCACAGTTGACGATCCTCCAGTAACAGCAAATACTATCGCATCCGATGGTAGCACAGTTACAATGAACGTGACTGCATATGACGATCAACGTGAAACAAAGACATTTGCAAACTCAGAGTTGATTTTCACCAAGACATATGCTGGTAGATCATACGCAAACACCGCATCGACAAACGCAGTTCGCTATGTTGTTGATGAAGGACTTGCAACTGAAAGAGTATTCACAAAAGGTTCAAAAGTAACAATCGGTGATGGTACCGTTTACATTTCAGAACACTTTGTAAAGAATACAACACAGTCTATTATTCTAGACAAATATAGCAACGAACCTTCATACAAGGTTGGTTTGGTGCCATCAAAAACATTCATCGATTCTATTGAAGATACTTCACTAGTTGATAACGCAGCCGGTACGCCTAACTTCCAAGCGCCTGGTGCAGATCGACTAAAGATCGATACAGTTCTTACCAAGATTGCATTGGGCGAAAGCACAGACGAAACTGAATTCGTTTCTCTCATCGAAGTGCAAGACGGCGTTCTAAAGAAACGCAAGACAAAAGAACTTGAAGGCAAGATTGAAGAAGCAATCGCAAAACGCACATACGAAGAATCTGGAGACTATACAGTTTCCGATCCAAAGGTTTCTATTCGTGAACACTTAAATCAAGGCGACAACAACGGACGCTATAGTGTTAACGAAGGCGGCAACAACGAATTGTTGCTTGTCGAAGTTGATCCATTTGTTTCATACGTTCAAGGTTTTAGAAGCGAACTTCTAGCACGAAGCGGCGTAAATCTACGCAAAGGCTTGGACACACAATACGTTGAACAAGTACAGACTCAGTTGAGTTTTGGTAGTTCCGTATACATCAAAGAAGTTGTCGGTGCATGGGACTTTATGGAAAGTACCATTGTTGATTTGTATAACACCGCACAACAAGCAATCAGCAACACATCATTTAGTTCTACCTCAGTAGCCGGCTCTAAGATCGGTGAAGCAAGAATTAAATCAGTTGAGTATATTAGCGGTGTGCCAGGAACAGCAACCGCAGTTTACAATCTATACTTGTACAACATCACAATGAACAGCGGACAGTTGTTCGAAGATGTTCGTTCAGTTTATGACTCAGCATCACCATCAAGATTTGCTGACATTGTACTAGACACTCTAGGTCGTGCAGTACTCAAAGAAACTGCATACGACAAGATGATTTGGAAACTACCATACGATGGTATTAAAACAATTCGTGATGATTTCAATAACGTAGAAACTGGATATGAATTCCGTAAAGAATTCACAGTTACTTTCACATCAGGTGTTGCGACAATTTCAACTACCGATGTTACTGAAACATTCTCTGGTACTGGAGCATTGACAGAGATTCAAAAGAATCGTAACTACATTGTCATTCCAACTGCTACAGCAAACACAGCCGCTTTGTCTGGTACTGTTAGTGTAACAGCAGGCACTAAAGCAGTCACTGGTGTTTCTACCGCATTCTTGTCAGGCTTTAATTCTGGTGATGTAATTCGTATTGGTTCGCAAGATGTTATCATCGATACCATTACCAACAATACATCACTAACGCTAAAGAACAATCACACAGCAGGCGCATCAGGCGCAGCCTACTACAAAGTATTGCCAGCAGGTCTACCAGTTGGCTTGGGTGGTGTTGGTTCTACAAATGCATCAAGAAGCGTTACCGTCACAACACCAACATCTATTCAGATTGACCTGAAAGAAAACGCTACGTTCAGCGCAAAAGTTGTTGCGACAATGAACCGTGCTAATGCTAGAGAAAAAGCAAAGATTCTAAATTATCAGCAACAGACTACAATCAATGCAAACACGCATCCAAATGGACTAGCAGGTCCATACAGTCTTGGCTACGCTGATGGTTATCAGTTACACGCAATTTACCAGTCATCGGGCTTTGGTGTCACACCATCAACAAGCAATACCAATGTGACGGCAAACTACACATTCGATAATGGGCAACGTGATAACACTTACGAACATGCAACGATTACTCCTAAGGTTGGCGTAGTACCAACCGGACAACTCCTTGTTGTCTATGATTATTTCTCTCACGATACTACACAAGGCGTTGGATATGCGTCTATTAACTCTTATCCAATCAACGACAGCGCAACTTCAAACACGACAATCAATACCGTTGATGTGCCAGTATACACAAGCACAAGAACTGGTACTGTATTCTCATTGAAAGATTGCGTTGACTTTAGATTGATTAAGACTGCTAATACTGCCGCAACTAATCCAATCGATGTTGGTACATACCAGGTGCCTACTGGTGGGCTGCACATCCCAACACCATCATCAAACTTCACGGCAGACTTGATTTACTACAAAGGTAGAATTGCAAGACTGTTCGTTAACAGCAATGGCGACTTGGGTATCAACGATGGTTCGCCAGGTAACCCAACAGCGTTCCCACCACCACAGATTCCTGACACACTTGAATTAGCCGAGTTTAGCGTTCCGCCATATCCATCAAGACCTTCTGATGTTGCGATTACTTCATTTAAGAATCGTAGATTCACGATGAAGGACATTGGTAAGATTCAAGAACGTGTCAATAAACTAGAATACTATACAGCATTGAACTTGCTTGAAAGAGAAGCAAGAGATAAAGTCATCATCGATGATGAAGGCTTGGATCGTTTCAAGAACGGTCTTCTAGTTGACCCATTCACAGGGCACAATGTCGCAGACGTTCTATCAGATTACTACAGAGCGGCTATCGACAGACAAGAAAAATATGTAACGTCATATTCTAATAACGATCTTCAAGTTGGTCTGAGTTACACCAGCACTGGTTCTTCAGGCGTCACAATTACCACAGGTAAAAAGTTGATGCTTGCATACACAGAATCAACTTTTGCAGATCAGCCATACGCATCGACAGGTCTAAATCTTGCACAAGATTTGACATACACATGGGTCGGCGATATGGAAGTATTGCCAGCAACAGACAACTGGCTGAACACAACCCGTGATCCAAGCAAGGACTTCGTTGTTGACTTGACAGGTCAAGCAGACAACTGGAAGAAACTTGCAGACGCATGGAACACAGAAGTTGCTCCGTTGAATCGCCATTGGGTTGGTGTTGACACAAGAACATCTTCAACATTCTCTACTAACGAATTCTGGCGTGCAAATGCATTCCAAACTCCTTGGGGTGATTGGAGACAGCGTGACACAGTTCGCCGTGACGTAGTACAGCAGACTCAAGCCGAAGTTCAGCAAAACGCAGTTATTGACATTGCACAGCAAGACGTTAAGCAAGCGGTTGATCGTGTAGCAGATATTTCTATTCCACACATCATGCGCTCAAGAGACTTCATCTTTGAAGCACGAAGCATGAAAGATGGTGCACCAATTTACGCATTCTTTGATGGTGTTGATGTTACTGCTAACTGTACACAAATCGCATTGGTTGGAAGCACAACCATCGATGACGTTTATGGATTGTTCAACAACGATGGTATTCTTACAACAGACAATACCAAGTATGTGACAATGAACAAAAACGATGACGGCTCAATGCGTGTCATCAACAACAAGATTTATGGTAAGTTTAGAGTACCAGCAAACTCATTCTATGTTGGTCAGCGTGAATTCAAACTGATCGATGATTCTCAGAATCGTGACAGTTCAGCAACGACATACGCAAAAATGTCTATCTTTGCGCAAGGCTTGTCTATCGTTAAGAGCCAAGACGTTCTAAACACTCGCCCATTCAAAGTATCGTTTGACGATCCTAAGGCAAAAGAGACAGTTTCAAGAAGAACAGTTACCTCTGTAAGAGAAGCAGTTGTCAACACAATTATCTGGGACCCTGTGTCACAGAGTTTCTATGTTGATGACAGTAGCCATCCAGATGGTATCTTCATGACTTCTATCGACTTGTACTTCAAGCAGAAGTCTAGCAATCCAAACCTTGGTGCTACAGTAGAAATTCGTGAAATGTCAAATGGCTTCCCAACTCGCAAGATCGTTGGTGGTGAAGTTGCACGAAGAGAAAATTCTCAAATCAACGTAAGCGCAACGGCTGCTACTGCTACAACATTTACGTTTAAGAATCCAGTCTATCTATTGCCAGGTACAGAGTATTGCTTCACAGTAAGACCTGATGGTAACTCTACAGACTTTGTGATTTGGACAGCAGAACTTGGACAGATTGACATTACCAACTCTCAAGTTGCAGTCAAGATTGACAAGCAACCTGCCGCTGGTGTTGTCTTTACTTCTTCTAACGACTTCACATGGAGCGTCAGACAGAATCAAGACATTAAGTTTAAGATGAAGATTGCGCAGTTCAGCACATCTACCGCTGGCGTTGCAGTTCTACAAAACTTAGGTGTCACAAACAATCTGACATACACTTCGTTGATTCCTAACGTAGAGAACCTGACACTTTCTAAGACAAATATTTCTTATGAATTACGTCTGGCAGATGCCGCATATCAATTGACAGATTACATTCCAATTAAGAACTTGGAACGTATCATTGAGTCTTCTTCTAAGCAGATTTCAAATACAACAAACGAAACTGCGCAGAGCATCAAGTCATTGAGTCTTCGCACTACATTGACAACACAGAACAAAGATGTTTCGCCATACATTGATTTGCAACGTGTGAACGTAGCATTGTCTAAGAACATTATCAACAATGAAACTTTTGACACTTTGACTGGTACTGTTACATACAGTTCTGGTAGTAATGTTGTCACAGGTTCTGGTACAGCATTCAGTACTGAAGTCAGCGCAGGCGAATACATTCTCTTTGGTGAGCAGTATCGTCAAGTCACTCAGGTAACTAACTCTATTCACATGCTTGTGTCTAGCAACTTTACCACAGCCGGTTCTGGCGTGACTGCATACAGCAAGAACGAAGAGAATCCAACTGGACCATATGCGTCAGAGACTAGATACATCACACGCAGAGTTGCATTGAACGATGGCTTTGAAGCGTCAGATTTGACAGTATATCTTGACATTAATCGTCCAGCAGGCACTTCAATCAAAGTCTACTACAAGATTTTGAATGAGAACGATACTGATACGTTCGATAGCAAATTCTACAATGAACTTACTCTGGATGGTACTGAGACATTCTCTCAGAACATGAACTCATTCGTGGAAGAAAAGTACGTTGTACCAGCGCCAACCAAGACTGGTGGAACTCAGATTCTAAATGGTACCGTAGCAATCACAAGCGGATCGGCAGACGTTGTTGGTACAGGAACTCGCTTCTTTGAAGAAGTCAAAATCGGCGACACAATCGCAGTCGGCACTTCAAGAATCGAAAGAGTTGTTGCAACAATTTCCAACAACAATTTCTTGACAGTTTCTTCAAACTTCTCTACGACAGCATCTGGACAAGACATTTACACCGTGCTAAATAATGTAGTTGGATACACTACTCCAGACGGCAGAAACTACAACGGATTCAAGTACTTTGCCGTGAAGATTGTATTCTTATCTGAAAATATTGCGTATGTACCAAAAGTTAAGAACCTTCGTGTGATTGCACTAGCATAAATAAACTAAATATGGAACGAATCGAACTAAAAGAAAAAGTCTTAGGTTTCACGGAAAGAGACCTTCACTCTAAGGCAATTCTGAACACCGATGCCGCAGGGCTTTTAAGGTACAAGATTCAACGACAGAAAAGCACCAGATTGAATGAGGGAGTTGCGGAGGTTCAGCGTGTCCGAGAGGAACTTCTGGCTCTGAAGGGTGAAATGTCCGAAATCAAACAACTTCTTCTTAAAATAACAAATAGAGAGTAAAGAAACATGGCAATTGTAACCGTATCAACCTCAAATACATTCAACGAATGGAGAGTTGTCACCAATCAACTTGTGACTGAGGTCAACAAGACTGAAAGTGGCACCGCTGCCTTATCCGTTGATACGTTAACTGCTAACACCGTTACTGCTAATGGTGACATTGCTGTTAATGGTGGCGATCTTACTACTACTTCTGCGACTTTCAACGTAGCAAATTCTACCGCAACAACAGTCAATGTTGGCGGTGCGGCTACGACTTTGAATCTTGGTGCCGCAACCGGCACGACTACAATTCGTAATGACGCATCAGTCTCAGGCAACACATCAATTACCGGCACACTAGGTGTCACAGGCAACGTAACACTCTCAGGTGAACTAAGAGGACCTTCTACATTCACAATCGATCCAGCAGTTGTTGGTGATGATACAGGTACAGTTGTTATTAAAGGTAACCTACAAGTTGATGGCACTACAACTACAATCAATTCAACTACACTAACAGTTGATGATCTAAACATTGTTCTAGCATCTGGCGCAGCCAACGCAGCCGCTGCCAATGGTGCGGGCATTACAATTGATGGTGCAAGCGCAACAATCACCTACCTATCAAGTGGCGACAAGTTTAGCATCAATAAAGCACTTGATCTTCAGACAAGTCTTAATGTTCCTAAAAATGCTTGGGTGACAGCAGGCGGTAGCAATTGGCTATTGATGGGTGCTTCAGGAACCGTGTACGTTCAGTCTGATGGTGCAGGTACAAACATTCAGTTGAATCCTAACGGAACAAACGTACTTACTGCCGCTACCGGCGAAGTTGTTATTAATGATGCCAGCGGCGATGTTGACTTCCGTGTGGAGTCAGATACCGACACCCACGCATTCTTTGTGGATGCAGGAAACAACAAAGTTATATTCGGAATGTCTGGTGCGCCATTGAACAATGGCGCACTTTCTCCCGCATTCAATGTTGCCATTAAGGAAGGTATAGCATTTGGTAATGATGCATACACATATGGTTATATTGGTCAGAACGGAACCGCAGGTGATCTCATTATTAGAGCCAATGGATACCCAGCAAACATCGGTTCAACTAGAAAGATTGAACTAGCAGTTGGTACTACAGGCGGAAGTTTAAGATCACAGGCTATATTTGATTCAACAACTGCTACTTTTAATGAAGGCGGCGAGGATATTGACTTCCGTGTAGAATCCGACACCAACCCCCATGCATTCTTTGTGGATGCCGGCAATAGTAGAATTGGTGTTAATAATTCAAGTCCCGTTGCTGTATTTGACGTTACTTCACCATCTGAAGGTTCTCCTGTTCTAGGCACTTCTAGAACCAGAGTTTATGAATTCTCTGGAACTATTCTAGAAAACAACAACTATCAAATCTTCAAAGTAACTATAGGCGATATTCGCATCAATGCGTTGCTAAGAATTAGATTGATGGCAACAAATACTGCGGGTATTGGTAGACCTAATGCATCTACAATGGAAGTTAGCGTTGGAAAAATTGACGGTAACGCATACTTCTACGTTAAGAATCAAGACTCCGGAGACATATCTCTATCACTACCAGTAGCATCCGGTAACGATGTTATCTTTGGCGCATTTACCAACAACAACGGTACTGCACAGAACTTGGGATATACCTGTGTAGTAGAATTAGTTTCTAACGATGCATTGGGTAGTTTCACGTTTACTGACATTGCCGCAGGAACCGCACATACCGGTGATTCTTCTTTTAGAACTTACAGAAAATATATTGCAGACACTTCAATTCTAGAAGCAACAACATCTAATGTTGTGTTCAATGAAGGTAGTGCTGACGTTGACTTCCGTATTGAGTCTGATACAAACACCCACGCATTCTTTGTGGATGCTGGTAACAGTAGAGTTGGTATCAACAATTCGTCTCCAGGCAATACGTTGACAATGAGCGTTCCAATAGCATCAACTCTTGGTAGTGGTTCTGATGGTATTATCATTTCTAACATATCTGGAACCGGATACAACACACAGTTAGTTCGTCTTGGAGCAAGTTACAATTATTCTGGAGCGACCGGAGCACCAACAGTTGGTGCGGCAATGCTTTACAACTATGGTGGTCGATTCTTCTTTGTTGGTGATGGTGCATCTGCATCAGACTTTGTGTTTACCACTTATGGATCAAATCGTCTACAGATTGGTTCCGACACATATGCTCTAGTAGTTAATGAAGATGGGGCAGATTATGATTTCCGTGTTGAGTCAGACGCAAATGCAAACCGTCTATTTGTTGATGCTGGCGCAGATGTTGTCTTTATGGGTACGACAACAAACACCAACAGTTCTAAGTTGGTTGTTGACGGCACAATCTCCGAAACAGTTTCAAGCGCACAATATCTTGTTGCATCACTTGCAGACATTGGTACAGAACCAAACAAGATTCCTCTGAATGCTTACCTAGGTGGTATGGCATATCAGAGCAATGAGGCTGTATCAATTAATGGTCTTGGAACTACTAGAGGTTATTTGTATCTAGGAAACACACAATCCGTTTCTGCTGGTGTGTTTGGTTCAATAAATGGTATGAATGGTGGAAACTCAGCAACTATCATTCAAATGGTTTCTGATGGTTCTGAAACTTCCGGTTACTTTAAGTTCTTCACCACAAATAGTTCAGGCGTAACCGCAGAGCGTTTACAAATTAATAGTGCTGAAGTAATCGTTAACGATACAAGCAATGATCTAGACTTCCGTGTAGAGTCTGATGGATCAACTCATATGTTGTTTGTGGACGCAGGCAACAATAGAATTAATATTGGAGGCTCTAGCACAACAGAAACCACTTTAATGGTCCATGGTGGTACTGGATCTGGATATGCAGAAACTTTTAGAGTTCGTGCAGGAGGAGACGCCAACGATACTGGTGTGGCATGTTTCTTCGGTCAAGCGGCTGAAGGAAACTCCCGTGGTTTGTATTTGACTGCTGGTCGTGGGTCAAGTGATAGAACTCTTGTATCATTTCAGTTGAACGGTTCTGGAGGTGTCGTTCCTGGAACATCAATGGGATCAAGTAGATGGGAAATGATGCGATTCCACAATTCTGGCGGCGGAACAGCCGACTTGATTACAGTATTCAACGAAGACGGATATGATGTTGACTTCCGTGTTGAGGGCGACACAAAAACTCATCTTATTTTTGCTGATGCCGCCGGAGATTGGGTTGGTATCAATGCAAGCACAAATTATGCATCCTCACAATTGTTTGTCAACGGCAACATAACTGTAGATTACAATCACACGATTGCTATGAGATATAATAGTTCCGGAAATACAAACAATTATTATAAAGGAATGACAGGAACAGACCTGTCTACTAGTAGCGCACGTGGATTGCATATTTTTAATTATGATGCAGATGCTGATCCAGGCATCAATTTCTGGTCAGGTCGACCAGGCGCCGGATCGCCAGAACTTTTGGCAACGATTACTAACGCTGGTTTTTATTTGAAGAAGGCAGTTGTTGAAAAAACTACAATTAGCGCATCCGCACCTTCATCAACGACCAACTTTGATATTATCACTCAAGCCATTCAGTATTACACTTCTAATGCAACCGGAAACTTTACATTTAACATTAGAGGAAATTCAGGCACATCATTAAATAATATGTTGAGCACCGGAGAATCTGTAACAATTGCTTTACTTGTCACTTGCGGCGCAACTGCGTACTATCCAAACGTAATTCAAGTTGACGGCAGTACCGTGACACCAAAATGGCAAGGTGGCACAGCACCAACTGCGGGTAATGCAAGCAGTATTGACATTTATTCATTTACGGTAATTAAAACTGGAAATGCTACATTTACAGTTATCGCCTCTCAGACTAAATTTGCTTAATTGATTAGAGGAAATTAATTATGCCATTTTTTGCAACACTAGGTTCTGGTGCAAGTAGAGCGTTTGGTAGGCTTAGATCAGCCGGTGGAGTTAACTTGGACACGAATGCTGGAAAGTATGCCGTAGTTCCATATCATTCTTCACTTAATACTTCACCAAACACTTTTCTCATGTTGAATACTGACACAAGTGTAGTTGATTATTCTGTGACATTTGATACAACAGGACTTTCCAACACTGGCAATCTTAGAATTCTTCGATTTGGTAATTTTTTAATCACCGTTGACATATATGGAAACTATGTTTCACGAAACATTTTAACAAATACTTCAGCCGGAAACGGGGCTTTAGGTGTTGGTGCCGGAACCACTGGTCAGGGTGATGCTATAAAATTTGGAACAGACAAATTAGCGTTTATATATGGAGTTGCAAGTAGCAATACGATTCAAGTAAAAACGTATAATGTGGTCAACGGTGTGCCATCTCAGATAAGTTCATTTACAATTGCATCGGTGGCAGAATTTAGAGAAGGATTTTCATCACCTCAAGTTGGTGCACAAGTAACATTAAATGCTGATGCAGTTTTTAGTTCATTTCAAGGAAGATTTGCGTTTAATGCCGTATACAGTTGGATTGGTAATGGACCAACCGTCAGTTACTATGCAGTTGCAAGTTTGAATGCGGCTGGAACTAGTTGCTCCATTTCAAGTGCCTTCACAGATGGTAATAACTTTTCTCGCCCCGTTGGCGCATCTGGAGACAATGGATATTGTTTAATTTCTCAAATGGATATGGGAAGCGTTGCAATTCAAAACGGGGCAAGCGTAGGTAGTTTTGTTAATGGTGGCGGTAATGGTTCAACGTCATACGCACCATGCGCAATTCACGGATCATCAGGTGAATATATGATAGATAATACAAACTATAATTATGGTATGGTCGCCACAAAATTAACGACAAGTGGAACTTCAACATCCCTAACTATCAGTACTAGCGGCCAGTACGGATTTGGAAGTTTTAATAGTTATGGAACTATGCAAACAATCAAAGGGGGTTGCGTTTGGGTGTATAGTGACGATAATGTTGGTCTGCGCTATAGAAAATACACAAGATCAAGCGATACTTGGAGTGGAGCAACCGCAATCACTGGTTACTCTTCTGGTTCTGTAAATTACAATAAAAACGTCAAAAAAGTTAATAACTATTGAGGAAAAAAATGTTTGCTAAAGTAAAAAATAATATTGTAGAATGCTATCCGTATAGTTTTGAAAATCTACAAAACGATAATCCTTTCACCAATTACGGAGATAATGTAGACTTCGTTTCTATTTTTCCAGATACTGAAGCCGCATTAATTCATGGTTATGAATTGGTAGAGGTTATTGAAGAGTCGCCCCCAACTTATAATACGGTAACTCAAAGAATTGTAAAGACTGATCCTCAGTTAATTGACGGTCAATGGAAAGTTTCTTGGTCTATTGAAAGTAAGAGTGCCGAACAGTTGCAACAAGAAAGAACTATTCAAGAGAATATAATTCGTCAGTCTAGAAATGCTACTCTTAAAGATAGTGACTGGACTCAACTATCAGATTCTCCAGTAGATAAATCTGCGTGGGCTACATATAGACAAGCACTAAGAGATGTTCCATCACAGGAAGGTTTCCCTTGGGAAGTCACCTGGCCATCGAAACCAGTATAAATACATATAGTCATAAAAAAGGAGATAAACCATGGCTACTGAAATCACAACCACTTGGAAAGTGGCAAATCTAGAAAGAAATTCAGAGAATGGCGGTGTCATCACCGTTGATTGGTCTTGCACAGCCGCAGGCGGAGGCAAGTCAGCATTCTATGGTGGTAGAAGCACATTCACACCTGACGCATCTGCTGAAGGTTTTGTACCATTTGAAAGTCTAACCGAAGCAACTGTTTTGGGTTGGGTTTTTGAAGAACTTGGCGATAAGAAGGCGGAAATCGAAGCCGACAGAACCGCTAAAGTTGAAAAGCAACTTACTCCAACTGTAGTGTCTGGCCTACCTTGGTCAACCGCACCAGCGCAGTAAGTTATTAATTTTGTAAATCATTTATATTAGGAGAAAAAACATGGGCGAGAAAAAAACAACCCCGGTTTCAATTGAAGGCAAAGAATATGTGTTCGAAGATTTAACTCCAGAACAACAAACTATGCTCAATCACGTTGCGGATTTGGATCGTAAATTAAGTTCTACACGATTCAATCTTGATCAACTTCAGATTGGAAGAAATGCATTCTTTGACATGTTGAAAAAATCACTATCAGAAACAAAGACAGCGGAGTAAAGAATGTCACTATCAGCAAACTATCCAACAGTCCGACCATCGCTATTGTTGGACTTTGCTAACTCTAAAAGGTTAGACCCTAGGATCACATTCACTAGGGCAACCACTGGCACCTATTGGGATGATAAACCAACCGTGCGTGGAGATGAAAATTTAGCGTTTCAATCCCAGACGTTAAATTCATCTCCATGGAGTGCAAGTAATGGCTCTGTTACAGCAAATGATACGACAGCGCCAGACGGAACTACAACGGCTGACAGACTATCACCTTCAGGATCAACTGTTATTGCAAGTATAAGTCAAGGCGCAGTTGTTGATACAACTCACACTTCAACAATTTCGGTATATGCAAAAGCAAATAGTATTAATCACATTTGGATAATTTCTGGCAATAATAGTTCTGCCGCAGTATGGTTTAACGTATCTGCCGGAACCGTTGGCACAACCGCAGGTGGATATACTGCGTCCATTGTTAGCGTAGGTAGTGGATGGTATAGATGCATTGTAACAGGAACTTTTAATTCATTGCAAATTGGTATTTCGTCTTCAGACGGAGTATACACCAGTTCCGCAAGCGGTAGTAACGGTGTATATCTTTGGGGTGTTCAGGTCGAAGCCCGTTCTTCAGCAACAGCATATGTTTCAACAACATCTGCATTGGTATCAAATTCTGTTTATCCTCTTAAAACTGCAACGGCTGGTACGGCAAGATTTGATCACGATCCTGTGACTGGTGCATCTCTTGGTCTTTTGATTGAAACCACTAAGACAAATACTATTACAAACAGCACATCGGGTTTCATAAGTAGTGGAACCAATATGACGGCGACTACAATAACTTCTGTTAATCCGGCAGGTGTGGTTGCATCAATTCCTTTTGGTCTTTTGAATAGTACAGCCTCATCAGGAACCACTTATGTAAATTCTTCATCTTTTTCCGCATCTAATGGAACACGTTATACAGCAAGTGTTTTTGTTAAAGCATTTGGAAGAGGAGATGGAAGTGCGCCGTCGCCCACAGGCTTTACTTGGCACAACTTTGGTGATGCTAATGGTAGAGTTGGATATACTTTATCTGGAGACGGTACTGTCACCATAGGTAGCGATGGTGGCTCATCAAATTGTAAAGCAACTATACGAAATGTCGGAAACGGATGGTATCGTTGTTCATTTACCTGGACCCATCAAAGTGGAGACACTACTTCTTGGTATTGGTCTCCAACTAGAACTGTTGGAGATTTTCAAAATCAAGGTGATGGTTGGTCCGGTCTAATGTTTTGGGGATATCAATTAGAAGAAAGCCCTGCTCCTTCTAGTTATATTCCAACATCAGGATCAGGAGCAACAAGAAATGCTGATATTGTGCAGGTGACTGGAGGAAGTTTTACCGATGTTAACGGAAATTCTCCTGAAGGAGTCATTTACGCAGAACAAGTTGTAGGACCATCAACAGGTATTGACACTCAATATGGAAACAATGGCGCATTTGCAGTATGGTATGATAATAATAATTTTATTGCAATCGGTGCTGGTGTCGGCGCTGGCGGGGATATAGATGCCGGCAAAAAAGGTGCTTATTGGGTTAACCGTTTAAGTCAACAGCAAGGATATGCTATTTCAGCCAACTTGATTAATGCTTACGGCACCTTGAAAACCGCACTTTCATATAAAACTAATGAGTTATTGGCTTGTACTAATGAAGTTGCTCTTACATCAGACACAGCATCTGTAGTTTTACCTCATGCAACACGATTCAATATTGGGTCTACATACGGCGGCTACTATGCTGAAGGATGGATCAAAAAAGTTGCATTTTATCCAGAAACAATGACGGCGGCTCAACTAAAGGCACTCACAAAAACCTAAGGACTATTTCGCATGAAAGATTATAGATTAAAATTTTCAGATGAAACTGCTTGGTGGAGTATTGCAGATTCTTTTGGTTGGGTAGAGTACGAATATGAACCCCAAGAAGAAAAAGTTTCTGAACCTGGACAAGAACTTCCACCAAAAGTGGTAAAGAGAAAGTGGATGAGCGCAACGACCAATTACGATTTCGATGTAATTGGCGCCGTATTCAAACCAACTGGACAGACAGTAACTGCTCCAGATGGATTGTTTCAGTATCCAGAGATGGCCGCCGTTGATGGTTTTCATGTAAATGTCAGAGTTCGTGTTGGTAATCTACCAGACGCTCTCAGACAAAACATTATTAAACCTTCAAATCCAGTAAGAACCTTTGCTGGTGGTTGGTTCGAAGGCGAATAATTTCTCTCACGTTCGCATACAAGGGGGCTCTGTGCCCCCTTTTTTATTGGAAATCAAAGATTATAAATAGAAGAAAAAAGGAGCCATCCGATGAGTACTCACAAACCAGCATCAAGAGAAGAATTCAAAGACTTTTGCCTGAGAAGGCTAGGTGCTCCGCTTCTAGAGATAAACGTAGATGATGATCAAGTAGAAGACTGCATTGAGATTGCACTTCAGTACTATCACGACTATCACTATGACGGAACTCAAAAAGTCTATCTAGCGCATCAAGTCACGCAAACTGACATTGACAATAAGTATCTAAGTATACCAGAAGCAATCATTGGTGTCATCAACATCTTTGACATTGGCGATTCTTACTCTACAAACAACCTGTTCAACTTGCGCTATCAAATTGCGTTGAATGACTTGTTTGCATTCAACTACGGTCCGTTTGCGCCGTACTACATGGCGCTTCAAAACGTAGCGTTAGCCGAAGAACTATTCGTTGGCAAACAATCTCTGAGATTCAATCGCCACACAAACAAACTCTACATCGACATGGATTGGAGTAGCAAAATGGTAGTCGGTGAATACATCATCGTTGAAGGCTATCAATTGCTTGATCCGGACACATACACAGATGTGTACAATGATCGTTGGCTAAAGCGTTATGCTACTGCACAGATCAAAAAACAATGGGGCGAAAATCTCAAAAAGTTCGAAGGACTACAAATGCCAGGCGCAGTCACGTTCAACGGACAAAAGATTTGGGACGAAGCAGTAGAAGAAATCACGCAACTTGAAGAAGAAATGATCAATTCTTATTCATTGCCAGTTTCAGACATGATAGGATAACATTGTGGCAAGAAATCGCTACTTCAACCAATATTCGCAAGTAGCCTCAGAGCAGACACTTGTAGAAGATTTGATCATTGAATCTATCAAGATTTATGGTCACGATGTTTATTATCTTCCAAAAACGCATGTCAATCTAGACTTGCTCTACAAAGAGGATGCATCAGTTCTATTTGACGATGCACTACAACTTGAAATGTATCTCAAGACCTACGATGGATACTTGGGACAGAATGACTTCATCTCCAAGTTCGGCTTGCAAGTCGATGAGTCGCTGACATTTACCGTATCGCAGAAACGATTCAAGCAAGTACTTCAGACAATGGCATTGACTGAGTACAACTACAATCTAAAACTTGAAGACGGCAACTTACTTGTGCATGAAGGCAGTTATGACTACAGCACATTGATTCGCCCTAGAGAAGGGGACTTGATTTGGTTTCCGATGACAAAAGACTTGTTTGAAATCAAGTTTGTCGAACCAATCGAAGTACTCTTTCAACTAGGCAAACTTTATACCTATGAGATTCGTTGCGACAAATACGAATACTCTAGCGAAAGATTGGATACTGACGTTGCAGAAATTGATCAGATTGAAACAGACTATAGCGTTTCAACTGATAACATGCCGAAGTTCCTCAATGAAGACGGTGATCAACTTCTTAATGAAAATGGCACTCTACTTCTTGAAGAAGGTCAACACGTTGATGAGCGTGACGATTCTGCGCAAAATGATTATTTACAAGACAAGATTGCCGATGAGGATGTACTAGACTTCTCAGAGAGCAATCCATTCTCTAGTGTGAGGACTTTCTAATGTTTGGACACGATTTTTATCACGGTTCGTTGCGCAGATACGTTATCATGTTTGGTAACATCTTCAACGAAATTCAAATTAAGCGTTTCAACGACTCTGGCGCCGCTATTCAAAGCGTTGCAGTTCCTATTGCATACGGACCAAAACAGAGAGCAATTGAACGTGCGTTGGCTGATCCTACAGGCTTCAAAAGCGTAGCAGTTACTATGCCACGCATGACGTTTGTTATGTCTTCGTTGAACTATGCGCCAATGCGTAAGTTAGGCAGCACACTCAAGTTTCGCAACAGCACATTTGATCAAAACTTGCAATCGTTCAGTTCAGTCTATGCGCCAGTGCCATATGACATGTTGTTCACTCTTAGCGTATTGACAAAGAACGCAGAAGACGGAACACAAATCATCGAACAGATTTTGCCATTCTTCACACCAGACTTTACTGTGACGATGAAAGCATTGCCAGAGATGGGCTTGAATCTTGACATACCAATTGAACTAACATCTGTATCCTCAGACGATTCATATGAAGGCGATTTTGACGTAAAGCGTGTACTCACTTGGGACTTGACTTTCAATGTCAAAGGCTATCTATTTGGACCTGTCAGCAAGAGCAAATACATTGCTGAAGTTGACATTAACATGTTTGACAAAGATTATGCAGAAGCGATCACAGAAATTGCTGGCATTACTGCTAACACTACAACTACGATATTATCATGAAGCCTACAGTAGATACAAAACTTAACCAAATCTTTGACGTTGTTCCTGCGGCTACAACGACAATGGAACTCGCACCATCTTTGCCAAAAGAAGAACAGAATGTCGATGATGATTATGAGTACGCACGAAAGAATCTGCGCACACTCATTGACAATGGCAAAGACGCTATGGAGAACTTGACGTTTCTAGCGAAAGAGGGTGAATCGCCAAGAGCATACGAAGTCATTGGTCAACTCATCAAGACATTAGCAGATACGAATAAAGACCTTCTTGACCTCTCTAAGAAAGCAAGAGAAGCAAAAGGCATGAAGAGTGCAGAGGACCAAAAGCCTCAAAACGTGACAAATGCTTTGTTTGTCGGCAGCACAGCAGAACTACAAAAACTAATTAAGGGACAGTAATGTATCAGTATAGAGCAAAAATTCTAAAAGTACTTGACGGCGACACCGTACAAGTTGACTTGGACTTGGGTTTCAACATCGTTCTAGCAAATCAAAAAGTGCGCCTAGCAGGTATTGATACACCAGAATCTCGCACAGCAAACGCAGAAGAAAAGCCAAGAGGCTTGCTATCAAAGAAAAAACTACAAGAAAAACTGCCAGTCGGTTCTTATGCGATGATTGAGACAATGAAACCAGACAGCAATGATGACAAGTTTGGACGTATTCTTGGTGTCTTTATTACCGAAGACGGTACTAGAGTCAACCAATGGATGATTGACAACAACTACGCAGTTCTCTATTTGGGTGAAAATAAAGAGTTGGTTCAAGAAGCACACCAACAAAACAAGCAAATACTCATTCAGAGAGGCGAGTTACCTAATAAATAACTCATGGCAACTAAAAACTACCTTGGCAATGCGAACTTAAAAGCGATCAATGTTCAGATACAATACACAAAAGACCAAATTGATGAGTATCTGAAGTGCGCAGCCGACCCAATTTACTTCATCGAAACTTATTGCAAGATTGTAACGCTTGACCACGGTCTTCAACCATTTAATCTCTACGAATGTCAGAAGAACAAAGTCAAAGTAATTCACGAAAACCGCAAAGTCATTCTGATGGAGGGGCGTCAGCAGGGCAAGACTACCACCTCTGCGGCGTATATCCTTTGGTATACCATTTTCCAGGAAAGCAAGACAGTTGCGATTCTTGCAAACAAGGCGGCCGCAGCCCGAGAAGTACTGTATCGTTATCAGTTGATGTATGAAAACTTACCTATCTGGCTACAGCAAGGCGTTTCTACATGGAACAAAGGTGACATTGCACTAGAAAACGGATCAATTGTCTTCACAGCCGCAACAAGCCGTCAAGGTATTCGTGGTAAGTCTGTTAACTTGTTGTACGTTGACGAAACTGCTATCATTCCTAACAATCTTGCTGAAGAATTCTTCACCGCAGTCTATCCTACCATCTCCGCTGGTGAAACGACAAAGATTCTATTGTCATCTACACCGCTTGGCTATAATCACTTCTGGAAATTCTGGAACGATGCACAAAACAATCGCAACGGATTTGTTCCATTGTTCATTCCGTACTGGGAAATTCCCGGCCGTGATGAGAAATGGGCTGAAGAACAACGCAGATTGCTTGGCGAACTACGATTTAACCAGGAAGTCTTATGTAACTTCTTAGGTTCTAGCCTAACGCTGATTGCATCGGACGCAATTGCACAAATGTCACCAAATCCGACAATCTATAGCAAAGATGGGCTTGACATTTACGAAAAAGTTGAAAAAGAACATACATACGTTATCGTAGCAGACACTTCAAAAGGTGTTGAAGGTGACTACTCAGCATTTCAAATCATCGATGCAACTTCAGTACCATACAAAGTTGTTGGAAAATACCGAGACAACAAAATTAGTCCGTTGTTGTATCCGTCAGTCATCTACAAAGTCGCAAAAGAATTCAACGATGCTTACGTTCTAATTGAAATCAACACTTCAGAACAAGTCGCAGAGATTCTTTATGGCGAATATGAGTACGAAAACATTGTATTCGTCAACCGAACAACACAAGGACAGGTTGTCTCTGGTGGCTTCGGTGGCGGTAAATCTCAACTCGGTGTCGTTACAGACAAAAAAATCAAACGCATCGGTTGTTCTAACTTCAAATCAATGGTAGAAGAGAAAAAACTTCTCATACCAGACGCAGACACAATTTCAGAAATCTCCACATTCATTCAAAAGAGAAACAGTTACGCCGCAGATGAAGGTTATCACGATGATCTAGTCATGCCATTGGTTCTATTTTCTTGGCTAACAACAAATCCTTACTTCAAGGACTTGACTAATGTAAACTTGAGAAAAGAACTTTATGAACAGCGAATTAAGATGATTGAGGAAGAAGTCACACCCTTCGGCTTTATAAATAACGGTGAAGATGAGGATAAAACTTTTGTTGATGGTTCCGGACAGGTGTGGGAGGAAATAGACAAATATGCAAAATCCGATTTTTTATAAATAAAACAGAATATGAATGAATCGTGCGTGAAGAGAGATATAAAATCTTAATCAAGGAGAAAACGAATGGCAATCAATCTAATTTCACCAGGCGTAAAAGTTACTGAATCTGATCAAGTCGCATCAGTTCAGGCAACTGGTACGACCATTGGAGGTGCTGTTGGTCAGTTTAGATGGGGTCCGGTTGAAGCCGCTACTCTTGTTACTAGCGAAACCGAATTGGTAACAAAGTTTGCAGCCCCTAACGCAACTAATGTAGTTGATTTTCTAAATGCCGCAAACTTCCTATCTTATACTCCAGCCCTATACGTTGTTCGTACCGCCACAACCGGTGCAAATAATGCAACTGCTGAAGCATCTACCGGATCAGGTACCACAGGTACTGGTCTTCTAATCAAAAATGACGACATTTACGACAATACCTACTCAGATGGTTCAGGTAACGTAGGTCCATGGATTGCAAAGCATCCAGGCGCATTGGGTAACTCACTAAAAGTTTCTACTTGCCCATCAAGCGCAGTTTGGGAATCTACTCTAACCGGTACATTCACCGTTTCTGCATCTGGTACTGTAGTGACTGGCTCTGGTTCAGCCGCAAACACAGAACTAACAGTTGGCGATATCGTTGTTATCAGCGGTCGTTCAATCAAAGTTTCTGCTGTAACTAACGCAACTTCATTCACACTAGCATCTGCACACATCACGGGTGCGGCCTCTGTGACTGTAACTCGCCGTTGGGAATACTTCGACTCATTCGATGCCGCTCCAGGTACATCAACCTATGCTTCAGATCGTGGTGGTGTTAATGACGAAATGCACATTGCCGTTGTTGACGAAGATGGTTTGTTCACTGGCACCGCTGGTGCAGTTGTTGAAAAGTTCGGTTCAGTTTCAAAAGGTAGCGATGCCCGTAAATCTGACGGTGGTAGCAACTACTACAAAGACGTTATCAACACAGGTTCTACATACATTCGTTGGATGGATCATGATGCCGCTGGTACAAACTGGGGCACAACCGTAACTGGTAAGACATTTACCGCAGTTACAGTTCCAAAGAACTACAGCCTAGCAGGTGGTTCAGATGGTTCAGCCGCAACAGACGGTCAGAGAATTGATGCATATGGCAAGTTCAAGAACAAGCAGAATGTTCCTGTAACATTGATTCCTATGGGTGCTTCAAGCGCAACAGTTATCAATACAGTTATTGCTGACGTTGCTGAGGCTCGCAAAGACGTTGTTGTTACATTCTCACCAGAAAAAGCAGACGTTGTTAACAACGCTGACGATGAAGTTACCGATATCAAAGCATTTGCTGACACCATCACCCGTTCTACATACGGCGTAATGGACGGCAACTGGAAGTATCAGTACGACAAGTATAACGACACTTATGTTTGGGTACCTTGCGCCGCTGACGTAGCAGGTTGCATGGCAAGAACAGATGCAGAACGTGCACCATGGTTCTCACCAGCAGGCTACGCAAATGGTCGTATTCTTAACGCAGTTCGTCTAGCATGGAATCCTAACCAAACAGAACGTGACTTGTTGTACAAGCACGCCATCAACCCAATCTTCTCAGAGCCAGGTCGTGGTGTTGTTCTCTTCGGTGACAAGACTTTCACAACCAAGCCAGGTTCATTCAGCCGCATTAACGTGCGCCGTCTGTTCATCGAACTTCAGAAGAACATCAGCGGACTTGCTGGCAATCTATTGTTCGAACAGAACGATGATGCTACAAGAGCAGGTTTCGTGAATGCTGTTGAGCCATACTTGAGAAGCGTACAAGGTCAGCGTGGTCTAACAGACTTCCGTGTGATTTGCGATGCATCAAACAATCCTGATGCAGTTGTAAACGCTAACGAATTCATTGCAGACATTTACGTTCGTCCAATTTCTTCAATCAACTTCATTCAGTTGAACTTCGTTTCTGTGAGAGGGGCTGCCGCTTTTGCTGAGATTGCAGGCTAAATATAACTGACTAACAAGCAAAAGAGGAGAATAAAATGGCAATTGCAACCTTAGCATCAATTAAAACAGCGATTGGTTTGGGCGCACGCCCAAACCTTTTCCGAATCTACTTCGGTGGTGGCTTGAGTGCCGCTAGTGTAGGTAAGGACGGTGCGGTGTCGTTGCTCTGCAAAGCCGGTTCTCTACCAGGTTCAACATTGGGCGTGATCGAAGTACCAATGGGAGGCGGACGTAGATATAAACTTGCAGGGGACCGTACTTACGCAGAATGGACTGTTACAATTTTGAATGACAGCGCCGGTAACGCACGAAAAGTAATGGAAGACTATCAGAAGTTGTTCGTTAACACCGACATGGAATTGGCTTCACTTGGCAACCGTGTAACTACAGCACGATCAACCGTGACTGTAGAACAGTTGACTGAAGACGCTACAACCATTGGACGTAAATACGAACTAGTAAACTGCTTCCCTACCGATATCTCAGCAATGGATTTGTCTTATGATACGACAGATACCCTGCAAGAGTTTACCGTGACTTGGGTATACGATTACTTCAAAGCGGTTTAATAGGGAGAAAAGAAAATGGCATTTAGCATAACAGCATTTAATACCGCACTAAACGGTGGTATTAGACCTAATCAGTTTAGCATTGAGATTCCCTCTGTGCCAACAGGCGTAACGCTACCTAACTTTTCGATTCTGTGCAAAGCAGGTGCAGTTCCTGGCATGACAATCGGCGTCATTGAAGTTCCTTTCAGAGGCCGTAGAGTTAAGTATCCAGGCGACAGAACATTCGCAGAGTGGACAGTTACGGTTATCAATCAGAGAGACCAAGCAATTCGTGCAGGTTTTGAAGCATGGGGTAATTTCACTAGCGCACTAGATTTCACCAGTACTGCTATTAGTAGCAAGTCTGCTGATAACTATAAAGCAAGCGTAGACATTAAACAATTGGCAGACGATGGCTCAGTCATTCGTACCTATCAGTTGAGAGAAGCGTTTGTTGTAGACGTTGGTGCGATTGAACTATCATACGATACTACCGATGCTATCGAAGAGTTTACCGTAACCTTCCAATACAGTTATTTCGTATAATTTGACGAAGACTTTTCGCAACTATAAATAAGTTGCGTATGTAGTTTTCAATGTGGGGGGCTACTACGCCCCCCATTTTTTTAATGAAGAGAGATATGTATGGCACTAAAACTATTCGGCTTTAAGATCGGTAAAGACGATCCAGCACAGGATCAATTAAAGTCATTTGTTCCTCCATCCGATGAGGAACAAGCGGTATCCGTTGTAGGTGGCGGAGTCTATGGTACATATGTTGACCTTGAAGGTCAAATTCGTACCGATGCAGACTTGATCAAGAAATACCGTGAAATGGCACTTCAATCAGAGTGTGATTCTGCTATTGACGATATTGTTAACGAAGCAATCGTCTACGAAGAAGGCACTTATCCAGTTAGCATCGTACTGGACAATCTGAAACAACCAGAAGCAATCAAGAAAAAAGTTCGTGATGAATTTGAACACATCATGAAACTTCTTGACTTCAACAATCAAGGCTACGATATTTTCCGTAGATGGTACATTGATGGTAAGTTGTACTATCATATGTTGATTGATGAGAAGCAACCTCGCCAAGGCTTGAAAGAGGTTCGCTACATTGATCCACGCAAGATTCGTAAAGTCAGAGAACTTCCAAAATCACCACCTGGCTTGAATCCAACAGCACAGCAAGCCCAGTATCTAAAGCCTATTGAGTACTTCGTATTCTCAGATAGAGGATTCGTGCGTGACACAAATCAAGGCTTAAAAATCTCCGTAGACTCAATCTGCTATGTTCACTCAGGCATTACCGACAAAGATGGTAAAGCCATTGTGTCTTATTTGCACAAAGCAATTAAGCCATTGAATCAGTTGCGCATGTTGGAAGATGCAACAGTCATCTATCGTATCAGTAGAGCACCAGAACGTAGAATTTTCTATATCGATGTGGGTAACTTGCCTAAGATGAAGGCAGAACAATACCTTCGTGAGATTATGCAAAAGTACAAGAATAAGATTGTGTACGATGCATCAACTGGTGAAATCCGTGATGACCGCAGATTTCAAACAATGCTTGAAGACTTCTGGTTACCTCGCCGTGAAGGTGGTAAAGGTACAGAGATTACCACACTTGCTGGCGGTCAGAACCTAGGCGAGATTGAAGACGTATTGTACTTTCAGAAAAAACTATTTAAGTCACTCAATGTTCCCATCTCACGTTTAGAAGCAGACAACGGATTCTCACTCGGTCGTGCATCAGAGATTACCCGTGATGAAGTTAAGTTTGCTAAATTCGTTTCACGCCTACGTTTGAGATTCAGTCACTTATTTGACAAACTGCTTGAAACACAACTTCTATTGAAAGGTGTTTGCACCCGTTCAGAGTGGGCGCAGATGAAAGAAGAAATCAGTTACGACTTCGTATCTGATGCACACTTCTCAGAACTTAAAGATGTTGAAATCATGAAAGAACGTCTTGGTATCCTAGAAGTTATTGATCCATATGTTGGCAAATATTTCTCCAAAGATTATATTCGCCGCAAAGTGCTTCGACAGACTGAAGAAGAAATCAAAGAACTTGACAAAGAGATGGAAGAAGAAAATGCTGACATTAGTGATCATGAAATTAAATCCATCGCCATTGCACAAGCCTCTCAGCCTCAGGTAGCAGAACCTGCACCACAAGAGACTGCACCAGAACCTGTGGTGAAAGAATCTGTAGATGACACAGATCAAAAAGAGTTGGCTAAGTCAATGACAAAGTTTTTTGATACTCTAGTCGAAGAGGCAAAAGGTGACAGTAAAAAATAATACGTTACTTGACGATCCTCTGACTGACGCTCTGAAGATTGCTACAGCAATTGCTTATACAAAAAAGCAAGTAGACAAACTCAAGGATGAAATTTCTGAGTTAAGAGAAGAAAAGAGAAATCAAAAGTTACTAGTCGAATATGTTCAAGGTCCTCCTGGCGCAAAAGGCGAAGTAGGACCTAGAGGCTTTATTGGTCCGCAGGGACCGGAGGGCGACATTGGTCCGCAAGGTCCTAAAGGCGATACAGGCGAAAAAGGTGATCGTGGTGAACCTGGTTTGCCAGGACCAATTGGTCTCCGTGGTCCACAAGGCGAACAAGGACCAAAAGGCGACAAGGGTGACACAGGCGATAAAGGCGACAAAGGAGAAGTTGGTGATGTAGGTCCTCAAGGTCCAAAAGGTGACAAAGGAGACAAGGGGGACAAAGGTGAAGACGGTAAGAACGGTCTGGACGGAAGAGATGGAGCGCAAGGCGCAATGGGTCCCGCTGGACCTGCTGGCGCAAAAGGAGCCCAAGGTCTTCAAGGAGAGCGAGGTCCTAAAGGTGAAACAGGAAGAGTTGGACCAGCAGGCGTACAGGGACCACCCGGTCCTAAAGGCGAACCCGGACCACAAGGTCTTCAAGGCTTACCAGGTAAAGATGGTAAAGACGGAGACGTAAAGCCTATTGAGCAAAAGTTCACAACGTACACGAAGAAACTTGATGAAAACTTTGCTGAATATCGCAACAGACTAAACGCACTAATATCTAAATCACTAGCCAACGATGCATGGAAAGCAACTGGCTCTGGTGAAGTCAATCTACGATATCTTGATGACGTAGATCGTAGTAGTATTCAAAACGGCTACGTCTTATCATACAACTCAACCACACAAAAATTTACATTCGTTGAACAAACAGGCGGTGGTGGAGGTGGTTCTTCATCCATACCAATTGCAATATTAGATGAAGGTTCAACTGTAACTGCCAATGTAGTCAGTATCAACTTTGTTGGTGCTGGCGTTACTGTAGCAAATACAGGATCAAATACGGTTAGTGTCACAATTCCAAGTACATCATTTGTACCAACAGATGTAACGCAAGTATTTGCAGAAATTAAAAACGCAGAATCTTTTACCATCACAAAAGGACAAGCGGTTTATCTTTATCAAGCAACTGGCAATAAAGCGTCTGTAAAACTTGCCATCAATACCGGCGATCCAACTTCAGCAAAAACTCTCGGTCTTGTCTATAGTGACAGCATCACGCCTGGCGGTACAGGCATCGTTATCACGCAAGGCGTTATTACCGGCGTTGACACAAAAGACTATCTTGAAGGCGATACACTTTATCTTGCAAACACGGCAGGCAATTGGACCGCAACTAAACCATACGCACCAAATCATCTAGTTTATCTTGGTGTTGTCGAACGTGCAAATCAAGGGCAAGGACAAATTTATGTGCGCCCTCAAAATGGTTATGAATTACACGAAATTCATGACGTAAACATCGATCACAATGTTGCACTTGCAAATGCACATGTCATTGTTTACAACTCAGGTTTAAGTATTTGGGAAAACAGACCAATCTCTTACTTGGGTATTGCCACAGAGTCATACGTCAATACTGCAATTTCAAATCTTGTAAGTACAGCGCCAGCATTGCTAGACACGCTAGGTGAACTAGCAGACGCAATCGGCGATGATGCAAATTTTATTACAACAATTAATAACAAAGTCAATGTTGTATATAACACCGCAAACGCATCATACTCGCAAGCAAACACCGCAACGACAAACGCCTCTTCCGCAAACACATTAGCATCTAGTGCTTTTGCGCAAGCGAATACTGCCACAACTAACGCATCTACCGCAAATACGTTTGCTGGCTACGCACAGTCTACCGCTGATGCAGCCTATAGTCAAGCCAATACTGCTACTACAAATGCATCCACGGCTAACACATTAGCGTCTAGCGCATTCAATCAAGCAAATACTGCTACAAGTAATGCTTCAACTGCTAACACGTTTGCCAGTTATGCACAAGCAACAGCGGATGCCGCATACACGCAAGCGAACTCAGCATTTTCTCAGGCTAATACTGCCACCACAAATGCGGCTTCAGCGAACACGTTAGCATCTAGTGCTTTTGCACAAGCAAACACAGCAACAACAAATGCCGCAACTGCACAAGCGACTGCAAATCAAGCGTGGGTAACAGCAAATAATAAAAACTATACCATTAGCACGATTGCGGCAAACACAGCCGTTACATCATCGTACAATGGACATGTTGTGGTATGCAACAGCGCATCTGCAATCTATATAAGTGTACCAGACTCTACAGGATTAGATGATGGCTTTAACTTCAAAGTCTACTCTATCAATTCTGGTTCAGTTTATGTTACATGTAATAGCGTTTCCGATTCTATTGCTACAGGCACTCTACGCAGGTCAGAAGTTTTGCTTAATCGAAATGCTGAAATCGTGAAGTTAGCGAACACGATCTTCGCTATTTTTGAATAAAATCGTCCCAATTAACGGGTTTTTATAAATAGGAGTGAATTATGGAAAACATTAATAAAGCAATCGAATATGCAATGAACGCACAACCAGTAGAGTTTAAGGCTGCTATTGGCGATGCTCTTGCTGATAAAATTGCTGATGCGGTTCAATTGAGAAAAATCGAAATTGGCGGATCGCTTTTGAAGGACAGGGAAGAACCGTCAGAGAACGGGGAAAATTTCAAGTTAGAGGATAACTTAGATGAAGAACTTTAAGAGTTTTGTTCAGATAGATGAACTACTAGGCGTAAAGCCAAAAGCAAAAAAGGAACATGATTTTGTTCATAGTACCTATTTGGCTCAGGTAAAAGACCCTGCTGATTTAGAAAAAACAGGTCCAGAAGAAATTGGTCCTAAAGATACTAAGTCTGGTCAAGGCAAGCGTCCTGCTGATCGTCTAGATAATAAGCAAGAGTTTGGTGAAGCCGACTTCAGCAAACAACAAACTAAGATGGCACACACCATCGGCAAAGAGTTTGAGAAGAAAGGCGTAGGCGATGAGGCTAAAGGCGGTCCGTTTGCAGTAGCATCTGCAATGGTTCGTGATAAGCCAGAAGCGGCTAAGAAAGCATATGCTACCATCAAATCAAAGATGAAGAATGAAGAACATCAGGATATTTTGATGGCATTGTATGATGAACTTAACGAAGCAAATCAAGAAATGTTCTTGGATCAACTTGAAAAGAATCCAGAAAAACTTCTAGAGTTTGCACTAAAGAAGCATGAGGAATAATAGCCATGGCTGATACAGTAACATCACAGACTCTCAAAGATCACGCTAGAGGATACGCAGTTAAGTTTACTAACGTATCTGATGGTTCAGGTGAGACAAACGTAACAAAAGTTGATGCGTCTGCACTTGTTGCAGCCAATGGTGATGGTACTGAAAGACTGAGTATTACCAAATTGTTTTGGTCGATTGCATCAGGCACTTCATCTACCATGTCTCCAAGAGTCACCCTAACATGGGGCGGCGCAACACCTGCAACTATTGTAACGCTAACAGGTTCAGGTTTCTGGGACCTCACTACAGCAGGTCAAGCACCTCTAACAAATAACGCAACTACACCTACTGGCGATATTCTTCTAACAACAACTGGCTTCACAGCGAACGCCGCATATACATTGATCCTTGAAGGTCATAAGACTGCTGGCTACACAAGCCGTGAGACTACAGACGATGGAGTATCACCATGAAACTAATTACAGAACTTAACGAAGAGGTAAAATTTATTACCGAAGCGACAGAGGCTGGCAAGAAAGAGATGTTCATTGAGGGCGTCTTCATGCAGGCCGAAAAAGAAAATCGCAACGGTCGTATGTACCCACTTCAAATTCTTTCTAGAGAAGCGACTCGCTACGTTAACGAATACGTTAACAAAGGCAGAGCGTTCGGTGAACTTGGTCACCCACAGGGTCCAACAATCAACCTAGAGAGAACATCACACCTTATTAAAGAACTACGCCTAGAAGGCAATGACTTCTATGGCAAAGCAAAGATTCTTGACACACCATACGGAAACATTGTTCGCAACCTGATTAATGAAGGCGCAACATTTGGTGTATCAACAAGAGGCATGGGCAGTTTAGAAGAGAGATCAGATGGTGTCAAAGTTGTTAAAGATGACTTCTATTTGGCTACCGCCGCTGATATTGTTGCTGATCCATCAGCACCAGATGCATTCGTAAGAGGTATCATGGAAAACAAAGAGTGGGTTTGTGTTGATGGTCGCTGGATTGAGCAGGATATTGACAGAGCCAAATCTATGATTAGAAAAGCCAGTGCCAAAGACCTTGAGGAAACGAAACTCAAAATTTTCGAAGCATTTATAAGAAAACTATAATCTTTTTTTTATAAATACATAAATGACACTCAATGATTTCAAATAAAAGGAGAATCGTATGGCAGACGAAATCAAATTAGAAGGAACTCCCGAAGAAAAGAAAGTAGAAACATCTGATGTTGATGCTTTGTTTTCAGGTGAAGGTCTTTCAGAAGAATTCAAAAACAATGCTAAAGCAATTTTTGAAGCGGCTGTTCTAGCGAAAGTCGAAGAACAAAAGACTGAACTAGAAGAACAGTATAGCACAAAACTTGCGGAAGAAACTCAAGCATTCGCAACAAACTTGGTAGACAAAATCGATGAATATCTAGAGTATGTTGTTTCCGAGTATATGGAAGAAAACAAGATCGCCATTGAAAAAGGTATCAAGGCTGAACTTGCCGAAGACTTTATGTTGGGCTTGAAGAATCTATTTACCGAACACTACATCGACATTCCAGAAGAAAAAGTTGATGTAATGGAAGAATTCGCAGATAAAGTTGAAAAGTTGCAAGAAGAACTTGACAAGATTATCGGCGAGAAAAAAACTCTTTCTTCAGAGTTGAATGAACTGAAGAAGGATAAACTTGTGGGTGAGGTTTCAGAGGGACTTTCAGAAGTACAGACTGAAAAGTTGAAATCTCTTGCTGAAGGTATCGAATTTGTATCCGAAGAAGACTACAAAGAAAAACTTAATCTCACAAAGAAAAAGTACTTCGCAGAATCTTCAGAAACAAAGGAACCCGTTAAAAAGAACGAAAGCCTAGATTCTGATGCATCTACACTTGATGAATCATACTCCCCAACCATGAATCATTATGTGCAGAACATTTCCAAATTCGTGAAAAGATAATTTTTTATAAATAACAATAGAGTTAGTCTAATACTCAAAGGAGAAAACGTATGTCAATCGAAACTTTAGTTAAGAAATGGGCTCCCGTTCTGGATCACCAGGACCTTGGTGCTATTAAAGATAGCCACAAGCGTTCAGTTGTTGCCCAACTTCTAGAAAACCAAGAAACCGCTTGCCGTGAGAATTCCTCAGCCGGCTACAAAAATCCTCAGTCCCTATTGTCAGAGGCTGCCCCAACAAACTTCATGGGTGCGTCTTCTTCAACAGCAGGTGACGGTGCAATCGACATTTATGACCCAGTTTTGATCAGTTTGGTTCGCCGTGCGATGCCTAACTTGATCGCATACGATATCTGCGGCGTTCAGCCAATGACAGGCCCAACAGGCTTGATTTTCGCAATGCGTTCAAATTACAGCACACAGGGTGGTACTGAAGCATTGTTCAATGAAGCAAACACTTCATTCTCTTCTTCAGGCGCAACTGTTCAGACAGGTTCTACACCAGCACTTGCTAACGCTACTAACTATACAGTTGGTACTGGCATGTCAACACACCGTGCAGAATCACTTGGTGATGGCACAAACGCTTTTGCCGAAATGGCATTCAGCATTGAAAAGGTTGCTGTAACTGCTAAGAGCCGTGCGCTAAAAGCAGAATACACAATGGAACTTGCACAAGACTTGAAAGCAGTTCATGGTCTTGATGCAGAGCAAGAACTTGCTAACATTCTTTCAACTGAAATCCTTGCCGAAATCAACCGTGAGGTTGTTCGTACAATCAACATCTCTGCCACCGTTGGTGCACAAGAGAATGTTGCTGCCGCAGGTACTTTCGACCTAGACGTTGACGCTAACGGTCGTTGGTCAGTTGAGAAATTCAAGGGCTTGATGTTCCAACTAGAACGTGAAGCCAATGCGATTGCTAAAGCAACTCGCCGTGGTAAGGGTAACGTCTTGATCTGCTCTTCTGATGTTGCTTCTGCACTTCAGATGGCTGGCGTTCTTGACTATACTCCTGCTCTTGCTAACAACCTACAAGTTGATGACACTGGCAACACTTTCGCAGGTGTTCTAAACGGTCGTATCAAAGTTTACATCGACCCATACTTCGCAGCCTCTTCTGGCGTACACTACGCTACAATCGGCTACAAAGGCACTTCAGCATTTGACGCTGGCTTGTTCTACTGCCCATACGTTCCTCTACAGATGGTTCGTGCAGTTGGTCAGGACACTTTCCAGCCAAAGATTGCGTTCAAGACACGTTACGGCATGGTCGCAAACCCATTCGCAACATCTGCCGCTGACGGTACTATCTCCTTCAGCAACAAGAACGTCTACTATCGTAGATTCGCAATTGCTAACTTGATGTAATCAAGTATCGACAAAACCAACGCAGATTGGGTTTTCAAGAGGGCACTTCGGTGCCCTCTTTTTTTGTCTTATAAATATGTGAAAAGGAGAGACTATGACAACACCAACAGTACAACCTACCAACAAAAGTTTTCTAAGCAATAACAAGTTTCAGTTTGTTATTGATAGATTACCTCACGTTGAATTCTTCGTTCAGTCGGTTAACTTGCCAGCGATGACATTGCTTAACTCTGATACGCAGACTCCTTTTACCCGTGTTAGCATACCAGGTAACATTCTCATTTTCGATCCTTTACAAGTCACTTACATGATGGATGAAAACATGCAATCGTGGTTTGAGATTTATGAATGGATCACTCAGTTGGGCAATCCAACGTCACGAAATAAGATTGGTAATCTGACAACACAACCTGGCGCACTTAATAGCATTACTTCAGATGCGGTGTTGACAATTAACACCAATGCAAATAATCCAAACATTCGTATCACGTTCAAAGACTTGTATCCTACCGAATTGACTGGTGTGCAATTCACCTCAACGGAAGGACAAGACTTTCTTACCGCTACCATTACTTTTGCGTATACCACATACACGGCAGTTAAGTTATAAAACTTGACAACCACTTCCGAACGTGCTACAATAGCATTGTTTATAAGTGGAGCCATGCCATATGAAATTAGAAGAGATATCGCAAGAGTGGATTAAAGATGCTAAGATAGATACAACAGAGTTGGATATTGAATCTATCAAAATCCCACAGTTGCACAGTAAGTACCTGAAGATATATTTCGAAGAGCGTAGAAGACTCAAAGCATTGGAGTTTCAAAGCAAAGAAATGTATCTCAATAAGTATGAGTACTACAACGGAAGACTCTCAGACGAAGAACTTCAGAATCTGAATTGGGAGCCTTTCATGAAGCGTTTGATGAAAAACGAAGTTGATCTTTATCTTGAATCGGATAAAGACATTATTGGTAACAACATGCGTATTGTGAATCAGAAAGAAAAACTGGACATGCTTGAAGAGATTTTGAAGAATCTCAACCAGAGAAACTTTCAGATTAAGAATGCAATCGATTGGAAGAAGTTTACACAAGGTGTCCAGTAAAACTACATTAACACTATCGAAAGTCAATGAGGTATTCGTAAAGATACATTGCGACAAAGGTGAAGCAATGGAACTCAGCGAGTACTTCACGTTCTATGTACCTGGCTACAAATTCATGCCAGCGTTTCGCAACAAGATTTGGGACGGAAAGATTAGACTGTTCAATTCTCAGAACCATACAATCTACTATGGGCTGATTCCGTACATCGAAAAGTTTTGTGAAGAACGTGACTATGACTTTGCGCTAGATGATACAATTGATGTTGCAGAAGAATTCTCGCTTGATGAAGCAATGGAGTTTATTGATACGTTAGGTCTGCCGTTTGAACCTAGAGACTATCAAGTAAAAGCGTTTCTCTATGCTATTCGCAACAAGAGACACATGCTATTGTCACCAACTGCTTCAGGCAAGTCTCTTATCATTTATCTCATCGTGAGATATTTGCAAGGTAAGACTCTGATCATTGTACCAACAATTTCTCTTGTTGCGCAGTTGTACAAAGACTTCAAAGACTATGGCTTTGACAGCGAAAAACATTGTCATCAAATCTTTGCTGGTGAAAGCAAGTACTCAGAAAAGCCTATCATCATTTCTACATGGCAGTCAATCTATAAGTTACCGAAAGAGTGGTTCAATCAGTTTGATGTAGTGATTGGTGACGAAGCACACTTGTTCAAAGCAAAGTCTCTGACTACGATCATGTCGAATCTGACAGAGTGCGGCTATCGTTTCGGTTTGACTGGTACACTAGATGGCACTCAGACACATAAACTAGTGCTAGAAGGTTTGTTTGGTAGAGTCAAAAAAGTGACTACTACAAAAGAACTTATCGATACGGGTAAGTTGGCTAAGTTTAAGATCAAAGCGTTGATTCTGAAGCACAGCGAAGAGGTTTCTAAACAAACGAAGAATTATAAGTACCAAGAAGAGATAGAGTATTTGGTCACATCACAAGCAAGAAATCGATTCATTCGTAATCTTGCAATGAGTCTCAAAGGCAACACACTAATTCTTTATCAATTCGTTGAGAAACACGGCAAAGTGTTAGACGCTATGATTCGTGATATCTCTGAAGATCGAATGATATTTTTTGTGCATGGCAAGGTAGGTGTAGATGAAAGAGAAGAAGTAAGAGCGATTACCGAAAAAGAATCAAACGCAATTATTATTGCATCATACGGTACGTTCTCTACAGGGATCAACATTCGCAATCTACATAATATTGTATTTGCTTCACCAAGCAAAAGCAAGATTAGAACACTACAGTCCATTGGGCGTGGTTTGAGAATAGGAGACAGTAAAGAAGAAGCAACGCTGTTTGACATTGCTGATGATATGACTCACAAGAGTAAGCAGAATTTTACTCTTCAACATTTTATAGAAAGAATGAAAATCTATAATGAAGAGAAGTTTGACTACAAGATTTATACCATCAATCTAAAGGAATAAACATGCATCAACAAGAAGAAGAACATCCAGATAAGAGTGATCAAATCTGTAAGGTTTTCAAACTCTCTAACGGAGAGACAATCATTTGCATTGTGACAAAAGAAACACCATCATACATTGAGGTTGAAGTTCCTTTTCGTTTGAATATGATGTACACACCACACGGTACTGTCAATCTTGCAATCATGAAATGGGATCACACAATCAACTATGATCAACCAATTCGTGTCTACAAAAATTCAATCGTTGCAGTTGCTGATCCTGATGTAGACATGTATCGTAACTATACAGGTATGATCAATGCAACATCAGGTGACTCAGTTGATGACGATGATGAAACGCCTGAGACAGGTAACACAGAGATAGATAAAGTTATGACTAACTTGTTGCAGAACTTCAAATCTGATAAGATGCACTAAGGTTAATCCAATATCGCTTATGCTGAGGAACACAGTCATTGTACCTCATTGTCAAGTAAAAATCAAGTAAATCAAGGAATATATTATGGCGAACAATCATTATGTAAACAATGCGCAATTCTTGCAAGAGATGATCAACTACCGAACTCTTGTAATTGATGCCAAGGATAAACAATTAGAACGACCAAGAGTGCCAGAGTACATCGGCACTTGCTTCTTCAAGATTGCTACCCACCTTGCAAGAAAACCAAACTTTGCAAACTACACGTTCAAAGAAGATATGATATCTGACGGTGTAGAAAACTGTTTATTGTACATCGATAACTTTGACCCCACCAAGTCTACCAATCCATTCGCATACTTTACGCAAGTTATCTACTTTGCATTCCTTCGCAGGATTCAAAAAGAGAAGAAGCACATGTACATCAAGTACAAGAGCATGGAGAATGAAATTGTTACCGCATTGATTGAGAACAATGGTGAAGAATTAGTTTCCTCTCAGATGAATGGTATGATGCATGAAGCGTACAGCGACCATTTCATTCGTGATTTCATTGAGACTTTTGAATCTAACAAAAGAAAGAAGAGTACCACACGAAAGAAAAAAAGTGGAGGGTTGACTAAATTTATGGAAGAAGAGGAGATTGAAGATGCAGACCCCATTACCCGTTCAACTTGAATATTGGATAAAGATTGCCGAGAACAAGAAAAGTCCATACGATCTAAAGCAAAACGCAATCTTGCATTTGAAGACGATTCGTGATACAATAGACAAGGTTCTGGTTGAATCTAACCGACCAGTGGTGCGTAACATACCAAAGAGTACAAGAAATAGACGATGAAAATTTGCTTACTAGGTGACACACACTTTGGCATCAGAAATGATTCCAAAGTCTTCCATGAATACTATGAAAAGTTTTATAACGAAGTTTTCTTTCCATACTTGAAAGAGCATGGCATTGATACCGTTATTCAACTCGGTGATCTTTTCGATAGACGCAAGTACATCAACTTCGTTTCATTGAGCGAGAGTCGTAGGTACTTCTTCGACAAACTCAAAGAGAACAACATTCACCTTCATGCGTTGATTGGTAATCACGATATCTTCTACAAGCATACGCTGGAGGTCAATTCTCCAGAATTACTCCTGCGTGACTACGACAACATCACTCTATGGTCAAAGCATGGCACACTAGAAATCGATGGCGCAGTCTTTGATATGATTCCTTGGATTTGCAATGAGAACGAACAAGACGTTCGTGAATTCATTTCAAAGAGTACATCACCGTATTGCATTGGACACTTCGAACTTCTCGGCTACTACATGCAACGTGGTCAACTAAGTCATGAAGGCTATGAAGACAAGTTTCTAAAGAACTATGATCAAGTTTACAGCGGTCACTATCACTCACGTTCAGCATCAGTTGATGGCAAGATAGCGTATCTTGGCACACCATACGAACTGTTTTGGTCAGACTACAAAGATCAAAAAGGCTTTGGTGTGTTTGACACTCAAAGCAAAGTCTTTAAGTTTGTACAGAATCCACATCGTATCTTTCATAAGATCACCTACGATGACACTGGTATAGATGAACACAAGTTCATCACAGAGTTAAATTTTGATCGTTTCAGAGATACATATATTAAAGTAGTTGTGATTAACAAGACTAACCCGTACCTCTTTGATAAGATGATTGACGAAATTTACAAAGCACAACCAACAGACATTTCTATTGTTGAAGACTTCACCGATGTGACTGAAGGCGTCATTGAAGATGATGTGGTCGATCAAGCACAAGACACAATGACAATTCTCTCAAACTATATCGATGGACAAACACTAAGCATTGAGTCTACCAAACTCAAGACGTTGATGCGTGAACTGTATGTCGAAGCACTCTCTACGGAGAACATCGAATGATTACATTTCATAAACTTCGTTGGAAGAATTTTCTTTCGACAGGAAATTACTTTACCGAGATGGTGTTGTCAACTGACAACTCTACATTGATTGTCGGCTCTAACGGATCAGGTAAGTCTACAATGCTTGATGCGCTTTGCTTTGCGTTGTTTGGTAAGCCATTTCGTAGCATTAACAAACCACAACTTGTAAATTCAATTAACAGTAGAGATTCTGTAGTTGAGATTGAGTTTGAAACGAACAGCAAGAACTA